CGACCAAAGGCCATGACAACCGGTTTATATGTCCTTTCTTCTTCAGCAATTAATTCTAAAAAAGATTTCATAGTTTTACATGTGCCCTAAAGTTTTTTTGAATGAATGTAAATCTGAATCTTTATCTAAATCGATATGACTTTTATTTAAACCTTTAACACCATCAGGGTGAAAAGCAACAGTTCGTGCGCTTTTATTTCCTTTTTGTTTTTCTCTAATTCTCCATTTTCCTTGTCCAGAAATTGAAGGAAGGCCATGTCCAGTTTCATCTTTGTCACCAACTTTATAAGTGCCGTACCCACCAACTTGCAAAACATGAACATGATGATCTTTTAAATACGCTTCAGCTGGATGTAAATTCGGATGTTTCATTTCAATTGTTTTCGATCTACCAGAAGTTGTGGTTGGTTCTTTTTCTGGATCAGGATGATGTTTATTCATATGATCTAAAATACCAGATTCTTCAATATGTTTTGCGTATTCTGGTCTTTTTTGTTTTTGTGAATCTTTTATATGCCAACCTTTTTCCTTTGTGTGATGTATCGTCAATTGTCCCATCGCAGCGGTCGTACCATTTTTCGTTTCACCATTAAGTAAACTTCCTGTTACTGAAGCCGCATGAAATTCACCCTTTTTCTTATTATGGACTGCAAAATCTGTACCGCCAGTTGATCCCGCACCTTTCATATTTTTTGGCATAATCCCATGATGTTTCATTCTTTCAACGAATTTAGTTTCATAGTCATGACCTTTATTTGGTGGTGCATCACCAGGTTTGTGTAATTTCGAAATTGGTATAACATGGTGATTGCCCGTTTCATCTTCTGCACGGACATGAATTTTACCGTTGATATGTTCTACATTATGAATTTTTATAGAAGAACCTTTTGGTAAATCATCGTGTTCTTTAGCTAAAACATGTGTATATGATTTTGATCCAACATGAGGATCAATATATCTTTTTCTATGGTCTTCACCAGTTTTACCTGATGCCGTTAGAGTGCCACGGCCTTCCGTTTCTAATAAAAAACTTTTAAATGATATCATTTCCTCACCTTTAATAAATTAGCTTTAGCAAATTCTGCACGATCCACCAATTTAGTTGGCTTGCCGGCATGATTAATAACAAACCCTTCCGGACCTGTTTTTTTACCTTCAATGTGGTGTTCTAATCCGCCTTCATGTTGTTGAAGTGTATTCACCAATACATTTTTTGCTTGTTGTAAATGATGGTGCATCTTTAACAGATTGTTGTAATGTTCTTTATTACTTTCTATGTGATTTGTGTGTGCGTCAGCTTGATTTTGTTTTCTTGTAGCACCTGCTGGAGTTTTTAACTTTGCAATCTCTTTCTTATATTTATTTTGAATATGTTTTTTAAGTCCTTCAACAGATGGTGTTGCATCTTTTCTTACGGTATCGTTGATGTAAGTTTCTAAATGATTGCCTTCACCTTGATGAGGTTCAGTTGCCTTATACATTTCTTTACCATGTTCATCATGTATCTTTTTAGCCGCATCCATGTGTTTATGAAACGCTTCTTGGTCATGTTCTGAATAATGTACTTGTCTTGTGTCATGGTTCGGCGATTTTTGCCAAACGTCAGTATGATGGTGAAAGTTGTGCAAATCCGGATGCGAATCTGCCTTCATCGACGCAATATCTTTGCCGTGGTACTGTGTATGCACCACAACTCCCATTTTGGATTTTTTTATTTTGTCTGCATCATCACCTTTTGCGGTATAGGTGATTGTGTTTGGTGTAAAAGATACTTTGCCGTTCTTATGATGTTTTAAGTCATCATGTGTGTACATTAAGTCGCCTTGATACACTCCAGTTTTTGGTGCAATCTTTTTAAGATGATTTAACGACGCATGGAGTTTATCGACTAATCCTGGCGCATGACCATGATTTTTTAAAATATCCGCGTGAGTATAGTTAATTTTTGGTGTCTTATTAAACGCAGACTTTGATGCAACAAAGAACTTGCCATTTTCTGGATGGTGTCCAAATACAACCGCCGGCGATCCATCATATTTCATTGTAAGTGCAGAACTATTTCCGCCAGACTTAATGTGTTCGTGTGCCTGCATTAAGGCACCGTGAGTGTGTGAGAACCCTTCTGATCCATGTAATATTGGACGATCTTCAGCATGAGCAATATGCTTTAATTTATCTTCTTCTGTTTCTTCTTTTAAGAAGAATAAAAATGATTTCATTAGTTTCCTTTGCAAAACACTTTGATTGCTTATTCATTATTTATATATTATTTCTCCCAATGCAATTTTTTTTATAAAGATTGTATTTGATATATAATGTCTTTTTCTAATCTAATAATATCCGATTCTACGCATTTTTCGCCATATTGTATTTCTATAATTTTACAAGGAGTATCAAATGGATTGATCAATTGGTGCCATTCTTTTTTTGGTATTTTAATTTGAGAGTGTAGTTCTAAGGTTTGACTTGGCAATTCGTAACCGCTTTCCATGCGTAAATTTACTATACATCTACCTTCTGATACCATCCAATATTCATTTCGATAATTGTGTTTTTGCATACTAAGTCTTTTGCCAGGATCAATTGCCAACTCTTTAACTTTTATTCCAGGCAGTTCATATATCACGCGATAATAACCCCACGGTCTTTCTGTTTTAGGATTTTTCCACTCTTCAAGTATCCAACTGCTGCTGTTCTTTTTATCTTTCCCGCCCACACCAAATACAAATTCAATGTTGTTGTCATCAATATCCATTTCTGGAATGTTTGCTTGTGTACGATCTCCACCATTGGCAAATATAATAGTGGCATCAGGGTACATTGCTCTTACGCCAGTGATTGCATTTTTACTGCTGCCATCTGCATCAGGATAACAAACAACTCGATCAACTACACGAAGAGAACTAACAATACGTTCTCTTTCGTAGATGTGCATAAACGATCTGCCCTTTTTTTGTTGCAACCATTCGTCCGAGTTTAACCCAACAATCAACATATCGCCCAACTTTTTTGCGGCTTCAAAATATGCAATATGCCCACTATGTACAGGATCAAATCCTCCTGTGACTAAGACTATTTTCAAATCATCTCTCCGACATAATCACTACAAACACCAAAACACTTTGATTGTTTATTCATTATTTATATAACTTTTAATCTAACCTCCATAAATTGTATAAAACTTGGGTCCTATACATAGTGATTAAATTATTGGGTTGTTAGAAATTTCAATATTGGGAAAATATTTCACAAAATAGTCCACATTAGAATTTCTGTTCCTTTTAATTTTTGAACTAATTTCTTTATAAAAATTCCATGCCAATGGTATGAAAATAATACTTTCTTGTGTTGAAATTTTAGATAATTCTGATATGTCTTTAATTGGAATATTTGTGCCTGGAGTGTGCAGTCCTTGTTTTAACTTGTTATCATCGATGATGAAATCTAAAGAAATGTCTCCAAAATTTAAAAGTGTATTACCTTTGGCGGCCGCTCCATAACCAATTATGTGGTGATTCCTTTCTCTAAAATCAACGATTACTTTTTTCAAATCTGATACAATATTTTTAGCATTATCGGCATATTTTAAATAAGTATTATAGTCGTACAAACCTTTTTCTTTTTCTAAATTCAACATGTCTGTGATATTTTTTGACGCCTGATGGGTTTTAGAAAAAACAAATACATAACTGATACCATGTATATCTGTCTTAAATATGTCTATCAAATTTAGTCCAACTCTTTCTGACAGTCTCTTCATAGAATTAGAATTGAAGAATGAAATATGTTCATGGTAAATAGTATCAAATTCATTATTCATTATCATATTCGATTGAGAAGTTTGTATGAATATTAGTCCTTTATCAGATAAATCTTCTTTACAGTTCAACAAAAAATTAAACGGATCAGAATTATGTGCAAAAACATTCTGTGCTAAAATTAAATCGAATTTTTTGTCAAATAAATTTTTCTGATAGTAATCGCAAATCACATTATGATTTTTTGAACTCAATTCAAATAAATTTGTTGCTGGATCGATTCCATAAGTTTCCAATTTTAAATCTTTGAAGTGATTTAATTGTGTGCCGTCATTACAGGCAATATCTAAAATATTCGTTGGATTTATATCATTTAGTTTTTTATAATATTGGCAAATATCACTAGCAAAAATTTTACTGTATTCGTTTAATGTGTTTGATGTGCCAGAAACATATAAGTAATTTTTAAAAAGTAAATCGGGATTAACAGCGATTGATAATTGCGTGTGAAAACATTCTTTGCACAAATTTAATTGTAAAGGATATTTTTCTTCTACATCATCAATTTTAATTTTGTATGAATTAGATAATGGTTGATCATTTAAATCCAATATTAGTTGCAACTTGTTCGAACCGCAACATAAACAATTATTTAATCTTTTATAGTCCATAATTAACCTTTATAATCAAAATATGTATTTCTTTTTACCTTTATAACATTATCGTCATGTATGCAATGCTTTACTTCATTTGTTATAGATTGAATTGTTTCGGTAAATGTAAAATTATAAGTTTTTTCAAACTTAGAACAATCAACAGTAAAGTTATAGGTATTTGTTTTACCCCTATCAATTACTGGAATATTCAAAACAGAACCAACTGTATCTGCAATTTCACCAACCGTCGAATTAAATGAAGCTAGATTATATATTCCTGGAATAAAATTGCTAGAAATAATTTTGTGCAAAGCTCTACTTAAATCTTTTAATGCCAATATAGGACGTTTCACATCTTTATTTGTTACAGTGATTTCACCATTTGTTAGTGCTGAATATGTCATTGAATTAATCATAACATCGGTTCTGAATATTGGAGATTTACCATTAACTGTGCCAAATCTGAGACCTATAATATTTCTATTTTGTTCTATCAAACCCGTAGCTAACATATCCAATGTTATCTTAACTAAATCATAATTATTTACGAACGAATAACTTACCATATCTTCTGTAAAGGAAGTTTCTGTTTCAAAATTATCGCCATATACCGAAACTGTACTAGCATAAATTAATTTTTGTTTATCTAATTTATCAACCAAATTTTTAAAATTTCGGACATTGTTATTCCAGACACCTTTTAATGGTCCATCACAAACTAACACCCCAGCATGGCCGGCCAAAAGAATGATGTGTGTATAATTACTTAGAAACTCTTTAGATAACAAATTAAAATCTTGTTCTCTTTTACCATAAACATCAACACTAAAATAATTAGATAACAATATTTTTAGTTCTGAACCAACATATCCATTACCGCCAATTATCAATATTTTAATCATTATTCCAATTCCAAAATTAAATTGTGTTTTTGTAAGCAATATGCAACTTCTGTATCTTTTAATGAATAGAATGATGGGTTATCCACGGCTGAAACCGGATGATGCCTAGCACATACTAAAATATCTTCGACAATAACAGGAAGTCCAAGTTTCTGTTTAACTCTATAATAAAATTCACAATCTACCACATACAGAATGGACTCGTCCATATACATTCTCTCTGATGCAAGGATAGAAAAATTAGATGGATTTCCAATACTATTTTCACCTATAATAACTGCATCTTGATAAAAAGGTATTCTTGTGTTGAAAAAATTCTTTTTTTGATTGTCGCTATGTGTGAATCCATTAATGACCCATTTGGCGCCTTGTTGATATTTTTCGAAAATCTTACCGAGAGCTTCAGGTGTCACAAAGAAATCATCTTGATATAATATCTTTATTATTTCACCAGATGCATACTTCATAGCTTGGTTAATATTGCAGGCGGCTTTTCCTCTATTGTAAAAATATTTAAAATATTTAATATCTAGTAGATTGGAATGTTTTTGACAAACTTCAAGTATTTTTGTATCGTTACTTTGATCTGAAATAACCACTTCAAAATCTTGAAATGTTTGTATCTTCAATTCAGTAAGTAATTGATCCAAAAATGTATGTCCATAACCTCCCATTTCATACGTTGCTATACAAATAGAAATTTTTTTCATTTTAATCTCATTTAAATTGTTTCAAATCTTCTGCCAAATTTCTTGCCATGGGTAAGTATTGATTTTCGTATGTGTTGTCCATTTCAAATTCTTGTAAAAAATGTCCTGTGCCCAATCCTTTAATTCTATCGGAATCTGGTATATTTTTTTTAATTTGCAATTTTCTTTGTTTTAATTCATAATTATAAGGAGACCAACCATACCATAAAATAACAAAATCATTTGTATCATAATTTTCATAATGACGGCCTATTGGATATGTAATATTACTATCCTGATGTAAATTTCTAGCTCGTCTAATATGAAATGATTCATTGAAATGTATGCCGTGCGTCTTTTGTTCAATTAATGATACATTTCGATTGGGACTAATATTCGGATTGTCATCTACCATTACCATTGAAGGAATCTTATAAGAATTCTTTTTCGTGTTTTCCAATATAGACACATCACCAAGTAAAAATTCGGTCGTATTCAGACAGATTCTCCATCCATCAATCGATTTCTCAATGTCCTCAACTTCTTCATCTATAGGTCTTGCCTCGAAAAAAGCATTTCTTGTTTTTACAATTTTCCAACTAGGACAAATAGATTTGATAATATTAACAGATTCATCGGTTGAATTATAGTCAATCATAATACCATGATCAAATTTTTCTTTATGGTGATTAAGCCACCAAGGAAGCAAATATTGCTCATTAAAGAAATGCGAAATAATTGTTTTATTCATAAAAACTCCTAAAAATTAACATCAATTATGATTATTTTTAAGGTATAATGGGCACAAGAATATGCGGTAAATCTTTATTACCAAATACATCTATTTGATTTATATTGCAATTAGTGTTGTGTGGTGTAGAATACTTATGCAGAATATCTCTCATACCATAACCTGATTGTGTAAACAAGTTCAGAAAGTTCATTTGTGTATCCCAAGCATCTTGTAATATGTTTGTTGGATTTACAAGAAATAACTCATTGTACTTTTTTAATATATCTTTGCAAACATCAGCACGGATAATGGAGTTTGAACAAGAAGCGCAAAACTTTCCCGGTTGATATTCAACAACAAAAGTTGAAACATAAGGATATTCTGGTGTACAACGATCTACAAAATCTTCATAGAAATCTGGTTTTACTGGAATATAATCATCTTCTATTAAAAAGAAATAGTCAAAGTGATTGAGGTTTTTCTTAATCACATCATTCCAAGCACCATAAGAAAAACCACCATTTCGGCGAAAAATAACTTCTACTTCCATTGTTTTTATTTCTGAAATTGTTTGTAGAATTAAATCTTTCAATTCATTGGATATATCATCATTGAAAACAAAAGTTGCTCTTTTTATTTTATTATTTTCACATGTGTTTAAAAAATTAACATGATATCTAACGAAAAACATAGGATCATTTTTAAATTTTTCTTGATAACTAACATAATTTCTATTTGGTCCAATATAAAACACTGGCACATAATTTATTTTATAATCCATAATTTAATCCTTCTGGTATTTACCGTGTAATCCGACTTTTCCTTCTACCCAAATATTATCAAATTCGACAACATCATTTTTGTTTAAAAATTTGTAATAACCATGTTCTATATCATAATATCCATCACATGATCTAAACACATCTTCAAATTTACTTATATAATCTTCCATATTTGTTTTGTGCATAGACCACAATCTAGTTTCATATATTCTTAATTCCGGTGAAATCCAAGATTGCACAGATTTCTTAAAAACATATTTTCCAACAGTACTATCATCATAATCTTCAATATTAAATTCTTCTGTTATATTATGTCTTCCTGATAATTTAAAAATTCTATCATAGTCAGATAAATCAATAGTTTGTTTAATATATTCTATTGTATTACGATACAACAGTAATTCGCCATGACTTTTATAACCTCTTCTACTCAATTCAAATATATTCTTATCATTATATGAATCTATAAAAACATCAACCAATTCAGATATGTGTTTTTTATATTTTTCACAAGGTAAAATTGAAATATCATTTAATATTATTTTACAATTTGGAATTTTATTTCTAACAGTTTCAATAGAATATATTGTCTGTGTATAACGGTCATCTAAAGCAATAGCTCCCACGACTGGAGCTAATGCTGATGTGATAATACATATATGTTTCATAAATCAATTAAAGTTGTTTAAAGTATTAACTATGTGTTTTAAATTATCTTCTGTTAACCACCAACCGACAGGAATACAAACTTGTGTTTCATCGAAAGCTGTTACACCAGGTAAATCTTTTTCTTTAAAATGAATAGTTGAATCATATAAGTCATTTCTATAGTGAACTGGACTACATGCTATTCCATTTTCTACCAAGTATTTTGTAAATTCAGATTTGCGGCCGTTTAAAACATGCATACTGAATAACCAGAATGAACAGGTTTCATCCCATAAAGGCATTACCAAATTTTGATTATTAATGTTATCTATTAAATATTTTGCATTTTTTCTATGTAGATTTACAGATAGATTTGCTAAATCAATGTTAGCTAAACCAATAGTAGCATTAATATCATTCATATGATATTTGTATCCTGCTTTCGTAATATTTTGTGTACACCTGAAAGATTCAGATTTAGTTCTATCTAATCCAAACCATCTTAAAATTCTAGCTTCTTGTTCTTTTTCTTCGTTGGGACAAATAATAAGTCCGCCATCACCACTTGTCAAAAATTTAATTGCTTGAAAACTATAACAAATATAATCGCCTCTTTCGACTGGTTCTTTCAAAAAGACATCCCATGTATGCGCAGCGTCTTCGATTACTGGAATACCAAAAGATTTTAATGTTTTGAAATCACAAATTCTTCCAGCCCAATTTACAGCAACAATGGCTTTAGTTTTTTTTGTAATTAATTTTCTAGCAGATTCCGGATCCATTAGTCCAGTCATTGGATCAATGTCTGCCCATCTGATTTTTGCGTGTCTGTGAATAATGCCAACTTGTGAAGCAAAACACGTTTGTGGTGTGGCAATAACCTCATCACCAGGTTGCACATCGCATAAATGTAGGCATAGATCAATAGCAGAAGTGCAAGAGTTTACAGTAACAGGTTTAATTTGTGTCTTTAATACTTTTGCCAAAGTTTCTTCAAATATTTCAACTTTTGGACCTTGCCCTATAAAACCAGACAATAAAACTTCATTAATTAATGGCGTAACGTCCCCAGACATTCCTACTTTAAATAACTGAATCATAATGATACTCCATTTTAATGATTTTTCCATCATCTCCGATAACTCTAAATCCTATTTTATTGTAAATAGAAAAAGCTACCATGTTTGTTTTTAATAGTTCTAATTTTATTGGCAAATTGAATACTTTAGAATTTTTAACCAAGTGATTAAACAGAATTGATCCGTAACCTTTGCCTCTTTCACTTTCAATTAACCCACCAGTTAATAATACTGCACCATCTTCAACTCTTATGTATCCGTAACCGATCGTGGTTAAAGCAACACCATGTATTACGTCATATAGTAGGTATAACTTGTTAAAATTTTTATCAATATTTTTATACCATTCTAACTGTTGTTCTTTTGAAATTTCACTAGTATTTCTAGTCATAAAATTTTTACAAGCATTTCTAATTAATCTGAGTTGTTCAATCTCTCTTTCATCTTGTACTTTTAATAGTACTAAATTGCATTCACACATCATATAAAATCCTTTTTATGTAACATATGTAAAAAATTTATCTTCACTTTCCTGCTCATATTTTTTCTGTACGAATTTTTTCCATTCGGGTACTCTATCATATTGATGAACAATTACGAAAGGTTTTCCATCACAAGTTTTAACAATACCATCTTCAAATATCGGTTCTTTTTCTGTTAGAAAAGGTCTAAAACTTTCAATTTTAGATGGATCAACAGTAGTACCAGCTTGCATTGCCCATCCAGAACTTTGTTTCAAAAACAAAGTAATATCTTTATATGGTTGTGTTTGTAGTAATACATTATACACGGCTTGATCACAAATAGCAATAGGCCTATTGATTGCATTAATAAAAATATTAAACATCAAATCTTTAACGTATTCGGCATCTCCAGCAATTGTTCCGACATTATAAATTTCATTATTTTTAAATAAATTATGTACATATGGTCCATATGCTTGCATCAAATTTTCATTACCCCAAGGTTCATCTTTGTATAGCATACCTTCTGAACCAGCAACAAGATGAGTGAAACAATCTAAATTGTCTTGCAACCATACAAAAGGATCACTTTGAAAATAAACATCTTTCATATCTGTTGTGACAACGTACTTATAGTCTTTCCATTTATCTTTTAAATATTCGTAGATATAAAGAAATCGGAGAACATGAATAGGAATATTTTGTTTCGAATTAAATCTCACAATTTCAAAGTTTTGTTTAATGAGTTTACCAACAGTTTCTTGTGATACGTTATCTCCAATAACTACAACTTTATGTGTATTTTCTGTTGTAACTTCACAAATTGATTCTACCCAAGGTTTTAATTGATTATAATCATAGTTTGTGAATCCACCAATAATTAAATTTTTCGCCATGGAAAAACTCCTTTATATTTTTCATTCATTATTTTATTACCATTTAAGAAAAAATCTCCAGTAACAGACCCTTGATTACCATCTACTCTATAATTGGAAGTATACAATCCTGTACAATCGTATTTCTGGAAATGTTGAGAAATAGCAGAAAGGAAAACTCTATCTTGTCCCCAACCTCCATGCCAAACACTAGCTAATCTTATTGCAATTTTAGTAGGAAGGCAATAAGAATTTGTATCTATATGATTAATACCGTGGTATGATTGATATTTTCCTAAAGATTCACAATCATCATTGCATATGTATTTGCTGTCTTTATCATAAATTTTTCTAAGTGAATGGCACCATTCCAAATTATTATTTTGGATCGTTTCTATGCAGGAGAGAACGTGGTGTTCATCAAACCAACAATCTTGGTCAAGGTACAGGACGTACTCCGTGTCGACCAGGTGCGTGAAGGATGCATATACACGATGACCATAGAACCCGTTTGATCCTACGTTGATTGGGAGGTAACAGACCTTGAGGTTTTTATTTCCGGCATAGTCGCTGACGATGGCTCGTGTTTTGCCGAAATATTGTTCCCCATCAACAACCACATAACAAGTGGTATCATATGATTGGTCTAAAACTGATACGATTGCCGTTCTTAGTTCTGGTGCACCAGTTGTTGGTATAATCACAGTTGCCGACATAATAAATCCTATATGTTATATGTAAGAATAATCGCACATCATGCGAGTTGGATATCCATCTCCACCTTGCGTATCTCTAATATTAAGTTTAAGTATATAATGACCGGTTTCTATTTCCATGTCGATACGTTTTCCTGTTCCTGTTTTTCCGCCATAATAAACTGTGCATGATTTTGGTGTCGCGGCGCTGTTCAAATAATTTTCATCAATTTCATACACTTTAATTCCACTAGATAATTTATGCACGATTGTATACCCATGTCCAATTCCTGATTTTAAAAAGTTTTTTAAATCTGCTTTTTGTTTAGTTGACATGGTTTTCCAAATATCTTCAGAATATCCTTTTTTTAAATTACCATTAAAAATTTCACAAAATAGTGCATTATTAATATTAAACATATCTAGTATTTTTAATCCATTTTCATTTTTAATTAAACCAGATTTAATTTCTGATGGTGTTAATACAGTTTTTATACCAGAATTAAAAAATGTAACCGTTGTTCCTGTTTTGAGACTTAAATACATATTTTTTGTTTTTTTATTAGCCATGCATTCTAAAGTTATATCAGTAACGATTGGTCCTAAATTATTGTTTTTTACTGGTATTTGAGATCCTATATGTAAGGTAGGTGTGAATACAAAAGGTCTTTTGTTATTCAATTCACCAACTTCTTTCACATTCAATTCTTGGCATTTTGTCATATTGTGCAGTTCATCAATTTCTTTTATGGCTTTTAATGCTTTGGCTTCAACGGGTTCTCCATTCCACCAATTTCGAATTTCTTGTGCAAATATTCCTTCAAATGCATTACCTACATTTTTTACACCTCTTCCGCCAGAAGAACCGTTTCCAAACTTCATTGTAATTTTAGTAACTTTAGATTTGGTTTTAAGTCTTGTTAAATCAACGTCACCAACAAAAGCTCTATTGATATTAATTTTACTTATATTTTTTGGATCAATATTAATTGGTGTGTTAATTTTTGGAAAATCCATTTTTAAATTGGCAAATATTGAAATGATTTCATCAATTTTGACCTTGTCGCCATTTAAAGTTTGTTTAATTTCACCAACACTTTCTGGAAAGAATGTAAATGCCATATTATACCTGTATTTTTAAATACAAGTATTTATCTAATAATATCTATATATTTTCCTGAACTCCATACTTCCAATTCAGTTCTTAATCTGCCCTCGGCTTTAAGATTTTCATAACGATTTATTGCTTTGGCGCGCCACCATTCAACCACATTTGACATACTGAACTTATCATAATTCTCATCTTTTTCCAAAATTTCATTTTTTCCATTGACAACATCAATATAATTTTTAAATCCATAATTTGAAATATAGTATCTTTTTTTCTCAGTTAAAGCTTTTGCTTTTTCAATTGATATATTAAAACTTTCAAGTTCTGGTTGTCCGCGCAAAGATTTTTTAATCAAACTAATGACTTTAGTTGTAGCTTTTAATTTTTTACTTGAATCATTAGGGTCTATTAATTTTTGGCCAGTCTTTCCTTCAACAAAATCTTTTAATTTTTTATAAGTAATACTATCCAATGATGGAACAAATTTACTATCTGTTAGTCCTTTGAATCTAATATAGGGTTTCATACCATCATATTGACTAACTGTTTTAGAACTACCATATAAACTGGTTGTTTCAAATAGACATAAATTCATATTATATTTTTTATTGATTATTTCGCGCATTTCATGTGAACAGCAAATGGCTGTTAATAATTTACCTCCAAGATAATTATACCCAAAAGGTTGTGTTGGTACAATTGTAAACCCCATAATTGTGGTTTTATTAAACGATTTATTGCTATTTTTAGATTGAGTAAAAACTTGACCTAATAAATCATTGCGAGGTTTAGAATTAATTACAGGAGAACCAAGGCGAATAAAACCAATAAGTTTTTGTGTATTTTTTTCTTTGATTGAAAATTGAATGCATCTACCTGGAATAGACCCAGATCCTGTGTGTGAAGAAATAATTTTAATATAGTCATTCCATTTTGAACCTGCAACTTCTTCAATTTCAAAATCCATGTCTTTTGGACTCATAGTAAAATCACAAAATAAATCCTCTTCTGGTCCAAAGCCAGGAAGTTTAGAAGACATTTCACTTAATTGAATTTGTTTTTGATTGCGCATGTAGTCATCAATTTTATCAAAACAGTCAAAATATTCTTGCAAGATTTTAGCGCAATAAACTGCATCTTCTTTAGTTAGTGTCATACTTTGAATCCATCGAATGATTTTCTAGGTTGTGGTTTTGGTGTATCGCCAGC